GTCGATTACGGTAAACTCGTCGGTTATGTTTTTGGGTATGAGTTTGGGCAGTGGTTTGTTGAGTTGTGGTTTTGGTATGTCAAGTGAAAAGTCCCTGAATTTGGACAGGTTAAAGTAATTCGGACCCGTCTCAATTTCACAAGGAATCACAAGTTCTCTCCGTGGAATGCTACAGTTACGGAAAGAGATAGGTCTTTCAAATTCCTCTTTGATAATAGGAAGCCACTTCGGTAGCCTGAACTTAGGCATACAGAATAGGAGCGCATCATGGGATTCCATCGTAATCTTAATCGTAGGAACCCTCTCACGAATGCGAAGTCCTGCGGCTTTTGTATTATCAGTTACGGCTCGTTGTGGAATGTAGCTAAATCCTTGACGGAATAGTTCTTCTCCCCAACGTTCATAGAACGTTCTACGACCACCTTGCTCAGCATCAATTCCAAAAGGCACTGGTGCGATAAGTGTTCTGGATTTTTTGAGAACCTCAATAACACCCGCCTGAAATACCTTCTGAATCTTTGGTTGTCGCGTATGGAAGATGTTAAGTGCGCGTTCAGCGACACTCTCAGATATTTGGATTGGAATCTTAAACTTACGTGCGTCTGTGTTAACGGAGATACTAGCGCGACGTTTTCCTGCCCCAAGATGACCAGCGTGCCGTAACGTTTTTCCACAGAAGCGGATAGGGTGTTCGTAACCCAACTTCTTTTTGTCGTAATTAAATAGTTCTTCGTTTGGCCCAAAGAACCAAGTGGCCGTATGTGCGTGGTAATCAATCTCATCCACCAATCTCAATGCTTCTTCATCATCAGCAAGTAGCCACACAACTCTAGCTTCTGCCTGTGATGAGTCAGCTTGAACAAATACTTCTTCTAAATCAGCATCCGTAAGTGGACGCCCTAATTCAAATTCTATTTCGGCACGTTCAAATGGACTCAAGACTGCTGGTAAATCGGGGACATACATCTCTCGTATATCAGACCCAATATCACCATGCTTGGTCATCGTCTGAAACGCGATGCCTAATACCTTATCTTTCTTCTTACCATTCTCATCAATCAAATCCTCAACTTCTGGTCTGATTGGTGGGTCTTGCTGTCCTGTAGATGAACGACCAGTTTCCAGACAGAGGAAGTATGTTGTTCGCATACGACCATCGAAGTCTGGCATAGCCATCATATACGTGGAGATAGACTTTCTTACACGTCTATCCTCAAGTATAAGTTCCATAGTCTCGCGGACATCTTCATCAGTTACCTTCGGACTATTCAACAATTCGGTGATAGCTTCCTCACCTGTTGAATACTTATTAGGTAGCTTGAAGTTGTCGTAAAGCAGAGTGCTTATCTGCTTAGGACTATTAACATTAATTTCGGTGCCGGTGAGTTGAAATAAGCGATGGCGTAAACGTTCATCCCAAGCGATATACTTGAGGAGTAACCTGTCCCGCGCTTCCGGGTCAACACGAAAACCTTGCTTCTCAATAGCCCAATACATTTCGGGCAAACGCATGAGATAATTTTCGTAGAACTTCCGTTGACCAATTTCATCAATGTCCTTGTCCATCTCCTCATCAATTTCGCAAGTAACACATGCGTCTCGCGCACAACCAATGAGGAGGTCTTGGATTGACCCTTCATACATACCTTCGTCTTTATAGAAAGGTTCTTCGGTATAAAGACTAGTGTTGAATCCAAGTCCTTTCGGGAGTTCAGGATTAATTGCGAATGCCTTGAGCATAGTATCTCCGGCAAGTCGCTTAATCTTAAATCCAAGGCGATACAACTTATCTCGGTCATAGTTGAAATTCTGTCCAACGACACCATATGTCATCAGGACTTCTGCGACCATTAACCATATCTGAACCATGTCACTGTCTGGCAGTGTTGATAGTCCAAACGTATTCCACAACGAAACAGTCATGCCATGACTTCGTGTAAATGCGAAGCCAATACATGCCGGCAGACCCGTTCTCAAAGCCTCAATATCAACATAAACCTTTAGTTTATCTTTGTATTTGGCTAAGAACTGGGCAAGATGCCATGAACCTTGGCATACTTCTAATGCACGTTGTGGGAGAATTAACTCGGGGAATTGCGACTGATTGTAGGCTCTCTTATAATCATGCACCATTATCTGGCGATTATAATAGCCTTTGAACTCACTACCTGCGGCTGTAAACTGGAGGTCACGCGGATGGTATGAGGCTACAGCCTTAACTCCCATACCTGTCATAATTGAGCCACGAAATGACCCAATCTTATCTTTACCTGTTAGTGCCCACAATGAAGTGGAAGACAGCGCGAGGATACAGTTAGGTTTGATTGCATTTACTTCTTGCTGTAAATCCTCTAACTGTTTAGTGAGGTCTACACCAACTCGTGCCGCTCTAACCCCAAATGGAATTTTCTTTTCTCCTTTGGGATTAGGCGGCACCTCATATTTGCTCACCGCTGTAATCCATGCGGAGTCAGGACGAAATCCTGCTTCCTGACATAGCATGGAAAGCTCCTTACCTTTTCCACCTGTGAAGTATTTTCCCGAAGCGGTATCCTGATAATCGGGACAGTCCACGAGTATCATTAACTTGGCCCCATAGGGACCAGTGCCGGGAACATACTTCTTTTCACTCACGACAGCTTCACTCCTACGACCTTCGAGATTTCTCGAACCTGGTCTAACAGATAACGATGATTCTCCTCTGGCACTACCTTCTTATCACCCATGTCATAGACAGGGTAAATCGTCGGAAGTTCCCTAAGAATTTCCTTTATCTTCATTATCTGCTGTTTGTTGTTCGGCATCAATCACCGTAATGGGATTAGTGGAAACGTTAAAGCCCATGAACTTACCTAATGCAACTACTTTTTTAGTGTGTTCGTCACACTGGAAAGTAGTCTGTCCGGGCCAATAGACGATGAACTCTGCGTCTTTATCGCACTTTTCTTGTCCGCATCGCATGAGATTTGCCTCAATGCTTTAACTCGGGAGCCACAGTTAATGATTGTAGAATCCTGGTGCATAGCTTCCGCTATCTTCAGGTTTTCACTAACTAGACTAACGCTAAGATTGAACTCGCTTGCAGTCTTAGCGATAGTCCAGTTTTTACTTCGTTGTGTCATGGTAAGGTGAAATATCTCGATGATAATCACCCTACCATACCACGTCGTCTCATGCTGATAGCGTTCAAGAAAGGTCATTCATCCTCGACCTTAATCTTGATTGCTCTCCATCCCTTATCCTCAACTTCAAAAGCGACGAAGGATACTTTCATACCCGCTCGTAACTCCTGAAAGTTTTTGGTATCAGGACGGAGTGATGTCCAGTGGAAAAAGATTCTTTTGAATGGAATCTCTTTCGTGGAGATGAAGCCGTAACCTTCACTAGAAACCTTGATGATTTTTCCAGTGATACGCTTTTCGTCCTTACCACTTGGCCCAGTTTCCAGAATAGCTTCATCCATACCCAGCGTCTCCCGTAGTTTCTCAAACAGTTTTACCATGCTTTTCAGCCTTCTTTCTTTTCCAGACTGCGGCCATAGACCTAGCGAACTTTTGTCGCTGTTCTTTTGACCACTTACGCTTTTTTGTGCGCTTCTTCTGGGCTTTTTTAGTATCGGTTCCTCCTGTAAGTTGCGACAGGAGCTGAGCCATACCGAATTCAATTAGTGCTAATTCTTGCGCTCTAGTTAGTTTCATTTGTCTACCTTTTTAATGTATTTCGGTGTCCGCATCTTGAAGTAACGGATGATTACTTCCTCCATAACCCATGACATCGACTTATTCTCTTGCTTAGCAATAAGTCTCAGGCCGTCCTTAACATGGGGTGGAAGTCTACCACCGTAGTTTTCACGCTTAACACCACCAAATAACCTAGGTGCAATAATCCTAGGCACATGAGTTTTCGCCACGTTATTCTCCTGTTAGTTAGATGGCCCCCCACACGTTTTACGGCTACTATGAGCTACGTTGGTGGGGGGCCGTATTACCAGTTATTCGTCAGTGTCGTCGTCTTCTTCGATAGAATCATCTTCATCGGAATCATCATCTTCGTCAACGTCGTCATCTTCCGAATCTTCTTCTTCGTCGTCGATATCGTCATCCTCATCGGTTGGGATATCTTTGACATCATCAGCGTCTTTCGGGTCGATTTCATTCAGATTCATGTTAAGTTCTCCGGTTAGTTAGTGAAAGGGGTGCCATTTTACCCTACCACTCCATACGTTAATAGCTGGGCGGCCCGTATGGATTCAGAAATAAAACAGCACCTAGTATGTTACGCAGCCGCCGTAACGTCCGGGTTAATCGGGCGATACTTGTGATTGACGCGGTTAACCATGCGCCCCTGCCAAGTATCGTTCTCGATATACACGTCCAGTTCCTTACCTTCGGAGGATTTCAAGTCAAACCGAGTTCCCGGCTTAACTTCCACACCGAAAGCCTGCAAGAATCCAACAGCGAACGAAATAGCCTTGCTGTTGAAGTTCCACGACACGGGAACACCTGCAAACTGAACGTCCCCATTGTCACCGTTAAACTTCACAACGGCTTCAACAGGGTAGTTAACAGAAGGCCCTTTTTCCGATTGCTTGGCAGGCTGTTCACCAACACTTTCGATGGTCACACGATACCATCCCGGTGTAATGAGCGTGCCACGGAGAAGTTCCTTCTGAGAAAAAGATACGATAGGCATTTGAGTGTCCTTTGTTGTTGGTTGTTGGTTGAGGTTTACTTACTTATTCTCCACAGCAAAACCACCAGTTGCAGGGGCTTTAGGAGTAGGTGTTGACGACTCCTCAATTCTGACGGTGGGCTGGGTTTCCATTTGCTTCTTCATGGCAGGAAGAATATACCTGTCATAGAGAGGCTCATCATTGAACATGATTTTGCGAGGAAGTGGAAGTGAAGTTCTCGCATAATCATTACCAGTATGGGAGGTAAACAAACCGTATTTACCTTCCCCCGAATCAACATTGAAATCGCTCTCAATGTTGAAGTGATATGCCTCAGTTACATACGAGGCAATTTTAGCACCAATTTTCTCCGCTCCAGTGACAATAATTCTGCTATGGTGCGTGAGTTTGTTGGCGTCATTATCCTTTCGCTGTCCGACGACGTGGGCAATAAGGATAACGTGGACTT